AAAAGCATTTGGTTTACCAGTTCTTGTAGCAGTTTCTAAATTATAATTTTCTATTGCCTTTAAACAGTTTTCAACTGCATCCATGACCATTTCTTCGCGATATGTGTAGCGAATAAAGTTAGATTTGTGAGACAAACCTTCAGCTATTCTTAAAAAACAGCTGGCAATATAATCTGGTACAATAGGAAGTTGTACTTTGTTCTTTTTGGCTATTCTTACTTCTGTAACATAGTCAACAACTGCTTGGGAAAATTCGGCATTATTCACATAATGTATACTTTTTTGTTTTGTACGTGCCATGCCACCTCCTTTAATTATGTGTTAATTATATACAATAATTATGCTTGTGTAAATATAAAAAAATTGATATAAAATCAAAAAATAGTTGTTTACATTTCTTCTAAATGTGATATAATAAATTAAGATATTTTTGGAGGATGGGAATCCTAAGATTCATCTAATGTTTTATATTGCCATTCATCTGTATGACCAACAGACCACTTAGGTTCCGTTTCCACTCTATAATTTTGTGTGCACACTTTGAAATCTGGTTGTTTTAGATTTTCTGGCGTGAGACTTGCGTCTCTCCAAATAACTCTATTATTTGGTTGTGCAGCAAATTGCCCATTATCTAATTGAATAATATTAAATGATTTATGTTCTGGATCGTGTTCACTAAAATTTATATCAATTGTAGATTTATCTGAATGTGCATTATCAATTGTAAAAAGGTATTCACCGGAATGCATTTGTTTATCTTTACCAAAAAATTCACATCTACTTAGGAGTGGTTTTTCAACTACTGTTAAGTGATAATCAAAACAATCCCAAAGCTGAAGCACATCAAGAGGAAGGTCACCGTGAGGTCTCTTCCAAACGAAGGCCGACAAAGGAAGTTTATCATAGAGCGCGCCGTATTCTGTAAGTAGTGTTTCAAAATAAAGTGCCTTATACTGGGTCGATTTAACTGATATCCAAATGCCAGGTGTGTATTCACCATGCCCTTTTTCTAAATCATAAAGATATTCTTTCCTTACCAATACATTTTGTGGTGGTAAAGGATGTATCAAAAAACTCAATGCAAAGTACCTTTTGGTTTAAACTGAATCACATTGGCCATATCTGAATCATCTTGTAATTCATTAAATTTTTCTTTTAAAAATGCATCCATTTCTTCTTCAGATAATTCTTTTAATTTTTGTTGAATTTCTTGAAATGTAAGACCGATATTTTTAATTCTATTATATTTATCTACGTCTGCCAATGCTGCAGCATAATGAAGCATTATGGTTTCAGATGGTGTTGCTTCTCCAACAATGTGAACTGAATTTAATGCTACCAGATCTGTGGTATCATCAATAAATGACATCCAAGGTTTTAAAGTATAATACCTTATATTTTCTTCCAAATCATCAGTAACAACAATTTTCATAGCGCGACGAACTATTACGTCTGCTGTAGAATCTTCCTCACCAGTAGCTACCAATTCACAAATCATTTCATCACCATTGGTAAGTTTGAATTGTTTATATTCACTACTCATGATTTAATACCAAGTTCTACTGTTTTATATTCAAATTGTTCTTTTTGGTACATTTTTAATCTTTCAAATGAGTGTAATAATGAATAATTTTTTCTACTTTGCCAACTAATATCATCCGATATATCATATAGTGTAGTAGCACTACCGTCGTCTGATTTTCTTAAACCTCTACCAATACTTTGTAATACACGAATTTGGGACTTACTTGGAGAAGCAAAGATAATATTATGTAGGTTCTTAATATTTATCCCTGTTGAAAATGTACCTAGTGAAGCCACAATGATTGCGCTTTTGCTTTTTTCCACAATTCCTCGTATTGCCTCGCGGTCGGAGGTAGCGACATCACCAGAAACAAAAAATACTTTACGATCTTCATCTGCAGCATCCTCAATTAAATTAAATAATGGTTTACCATGTTTTTCAACATAGTTATATAGGATCAAAGTATTGCCTTTTAGATCTAAGGCCAAATTACGAATGAATTTATTTCTGTATTCATTGGATACAATGAAGTCGATTTCATCCTGATATGTTCTTTTACCAAATTCTTTACGTACCGTTTCTGCATATTTAAGTACGATTCTTTTAATCTTGAGCTGGGCGAGAGTATCGTTATCTTGTAATGACTTTGTTGTGGTAACGCGATATATTTTTCCAAATAAACCTTGAAGTACGAGTTCATGAGTTTGTGCTCCATCTAATGTTCCTGTAGTACCAAAACGATATTCTGCTTCAGATGCCTTATTCATAATTGACATTAAAGACTTTGATTTAAAGCCATGACACTCATCTCCAATTACCATACCAAAATTATGAAACCATTGTTTTGGTAATTTGTAAATGGACTGCCAAGTAGATATTACAATTCTTTTATGTGTATTTTTATCTTTACCAGAATAGATTTTATGGACTTCATTTTCAACATCATAGCCATAATCCTTAAAATCTCCATACATTTGTTCTACCAGACCAGTAGTTGGTACAATAACTAAAACCATTTTATTATAGTTTTCCAAGTACCAACGAGTAAGTGCATAAATGATGAGAGATTTACCAGAACCTGTTGGTGATAATAAGATACCACGTTTGCGATGAATACCAGTTGATACAGCATCAAACTGATAATTGCGTATGGTGTACGGCATATTAAGCGACTGAATAAAATTATATAATTCTTTTACATTAACCTGATTATAATTATCTGGTTTACCATATGCAGTTTCATCTACTATTACCTCATATTCTCTTTGTTCGGCAAACTGTAATAAATGTTCATAAAGACCGGCCGGTAATTCTCCGCTCATAATTGAAAATAAACGAATTTTACCATCCCATAATCTATTTCTGTACATAGGCATAAATTTATAACCAGGAACATAAAATGAAAAGAATTCATTTAATTCCTGAGCAGTACCACTTTCACACTGTATTCTTAGATTAGCGTGGTTTAGTTTTGCTACTTTAAGTATTTCCATTTTAGCCTATGGTTACCATGTCTTTACGCAATAAATGTGTTTTCCTAAAAACCAGCCTCAAATTGTTTCCATTTTATAATATTTGAAATGGTTTGATGTCGCCAATTGATATTATTGATTATTTCTGTTAATGTATCTATAACATTCTTATAATATTGAATTTTTTCCTCGGATCTTTGGATTTCAGGGTCGCTATCGTAATAGTATTCCATTTCACCCTTAAGGACTTTTAAGCCATTAAACGGATCTGGATCCCAACCTTTTTCAATAATCTCATCGTGTGGCATTTTTCCATTATACCACAACCATTTATCCTTTAACAATTGTTTTTGATTAAATTCTGCACGCTTTAATTGTAGCTTATATGTGGATAAAAGCTCTAGATATTTTGCATGTAGGATTGGTTGTTCTCGAGAAGATTTATCTAGTTCATTAGACTCGATAATGCAGTCTTTTGCCCACATTTCGTGGATGGATTTTAAATCAATCATAATATACTCCAGACATAATTATATATTATATCATAGAATGCAGTAAAAGTAAATTGCTATATTGTCCTAAATCCGGCCGGTATCGAATAACTTAGATTTGAACCACGATAGAACGCTACGTTACATGTTGCACCGGATGATGATCCAGAACCAGCCCAGAAGTAGAATCCACCATTAGATAGAGATGTGAGCGTAATACCAGCGGATGCTGGATCCATACCACTTGCCCAAGTACCGTTGACTCCGTACCAAACTTGCCGTGTAGAAGTATCGTATGCCATCATAATCCTTGCACCGCTGATAGTACCAAGTGCTGGTCCAGAGTGACCTTGTGAAGAACCAGTCCAGTAGAAACCAACTGTATTACCGGTAGAAGCGCCTCTTACACCATTTGAGAGACCCATACCCCAGTCATCCGATCCTGAAGCAATCCATTCAAAGTATCTCTTACCGGTAGGCATGATATCTGAAAGTGGGTTTGTCACGTTTGTGGTACCACCAAGTGTATTACCAGCAATGGTACATATCAGTGTATCTTCTTGTGGGAATGTACCAGCAACACTTGCGTTTACCGTTGCATCAAATCTAACTGCTTTAGAGAATTGCAATTTTACTGTAGAAGTTGATGTAATAACGTGCGTACCATCTGTAGCTTTTGCTCTGAATGTGAATTCACCTGCATCTGAATCACGAGCAGAT